TAGGTAGTCCCGGTGCATGTGTGGGTTGGTCATTTGCTCACGCGCCTTCGGCTTGTGCTAGCGCGCGCTTGCGCGCTTGCTTGCGGTCGGTTGTGTTTGTGTTGGTGAACATGTCCGGCTTTGTGGTTTGTTTTTGGTATGTCAATTTGTGTGTGTTGTGTGTAAGCTTAATGCGCTAAGCCCCCCGTGTCTTGCCGCACCGACACTCCCAACGCTTTAACAATTTGCCCAACCATGTATCGCTACATAGGTTGACTACCCGCGTTACCGCGTGTCATCCAACTGCGCTGCAAAACGCTTAGGTCTATGAAACTACTCAATTGTGTTTAAGGATTAACTGCTTTCAATGCATCAATAACCTTGCTGATGTCCTGCTTAGTTAAATCGCCTGTTGTGTTAATTTCGCGCCCTAATGTAGCACTACAAAATGTTTTAAGGTCATCACCTTTAAGACCTTGGCCATTAGCCAACGCGCGCATCATGCCCATCTGTTTAGGTGTTGGGTATTCGCGCGGTTTTTCCTCAGGAAACGGCACCTCTACATCATGTAACGGCACAACCTGCGCCAACTGTGTGCTTTGCCTCGACTGGGCCGCCATAACCTCATCACGCGATGCCAACGACTTATTAGCACCAATCCCGGCATAAGCCAACGCACGCCCAACCGCTGATGTGTAGCCAACCTCAGATTCACTAAATTTTGTGTAAGGTGTGCGCCCAGGGTAAATTTCGCATGCTGACGCAATAACCGGAATCGGGTCTTTAGGGTCACGCCAAATTGTGACCGTGCAACGAATAAAACATGACTTATCGGGCATTTCAATAACTTCGCGCGATGTTTCTTGTATCCGCATTTCGGGCCAACGCTCAAACGCAATCTTTAACCGTGTAGCCACATCGACATAGTTATCCATAAAGTTTTGACTCATGCCGCTGCCCTGTCCTGATGCGCCAACAAATCTTTAGTAGCCGGCAATGTATCAAGTGGCCATAACTGGCTTTGCGGTGTAGCAAAACACGGATAACGCCAACCTGTTTGCCAATTTTGTGTCATTGCGTTGCAATCAGCAATATCGCGCCAACCCTGGATAGTTGCCACAAACTCGTTTTTGTCAACAGTCACCAAAATGTACATGCCAGGTTTATCATCCTGATAAATGCCAGGTTTACCCGGTACCTCGATAACTGGATGGGTCAACAAACAACCATTAGGCCAATAAGTTGTGCGCACTTCATAACCCAATATGTCATAACGCGCCTTGTTATAAGGCTGGTAAACATACTCGTAATCAAAATAATGTGCCACGGCCTGCTCACCTAAATTGCCTTGCAAAGTTTGCTCAAATGTCAAACCTGTGTGCTGTTCATATTTAGTTTTGTATTTGTTGCGCATCGCTTCATCTTGTTGGCAGCGCGCAAAATCTGCGCAACGCTCAAAATCTGTGTCAGTCAAATTAATTTGCACGAAACACCTGATTTTCTAAACGCTGAATTTCTGATGACTGGTAATTGTTGCGTTCCTGCAAAACTCGAATGTCAGTTTCACGCGATGCCAATGAGCGCTTTAAATCGGTAATAATGCTGCACAAATATCTACTTTCAATTCGCGCCTGGTTGCATGCGTCAATCAAATCTGAATCATCCAATGCGTTTGAATCATCAATAATGTGTTGCAACGCTCTAAGCGTGCTACGCGCCGCCAACTCGTGCGGCTCATAAAACGGCACCTTGTTGCTAGTGATATCGTTCATCACTTGCATTAATGCTTTAAATTGCGGGTCAGTCCGCGGGTCGATGTTTCCGGTCATCTTTAGCCTTTCGTTTGTTGCTGACTGACATTATCAGATAGGTGTACGCAGTAAGGACTGTTGCCAAAAACAGGTGTTTTATAGTGACCATGCACGCCAACCATTCGAGTAACGGTAAATGTTTAACGCTGCACGCAAGTTTGTTTCTAAATCAAATAAATCATTACATACCGTTAACAAACCGTAGGCTTGCATGTAGCCGTTGGGCCAATATTTTGATGGCAAACACCAAAAATCATTAATTTGCATAGCGCCGTAAGATTGGCCAACCGTGTCAGCACCATTAAACGCATCTGCCAAGCACCTCGATTCACGGTACGCCACGGCCACAACCGTGGCTAACTGGTCCTTAGGCCACCCCACATGTTTAGCCATGTTATAAACCGCCTCACACGGCTCAGGTTGCGTTATAGGCGTAGTTACAACAGTTGTAGTGGGTAGAGGCGTTGCGGGCTGTAAGCCTTGCCAAACCGTTACAGGGGCAGGCTCAATTTCTGACGCTGTTGGTGCAGGCGGTTTTGCCAAAATAAAAATTGACATGGCGCTAACAAATAGCGAAATAGCGGTTTTTGTAATAAGTGTCATTTAGACCTACTTTCCCGGTAGGTAATCAGTTTAAACAGATTGTGTTGCTGATGTCGGTGATGGGCCAAAAACCTTTACCCAACAGGCTTTGGCAAGGTTTGCGTTATTGGCAATAGTTGGGTCAATTTCTATGTGGTACCAATCGCCCGGCTCAAATTTGCCAGGTTGCCAGGTGCCACGGTCACATTTCCAACTTCGATTTAACGCATAGTCAATAACTAATTGGATGCCTAAATCATCTGCGTTTTCTAACAATTTGACTATGTAAGCCAATGACACTTTCCGGCCATCTTGCCTACCCAATTTTTTTTGCGCTTGCCAACGATACGACAAATCAACTGCAAGGCCTCGAGCATGATTACTAATAACACCTGGCTTGCCGCGAACATCGCGGACTACCCAACTACCGTTATTCCACAAACTTTTATTGCTATTTTTTACTGCTTGCCTAATCCACTCATCCATGCCCGGCAACGGTTTATTTGATACCGGCTGTTGGGTGACAATGTAGGGTTTCACTATTTTGGTTTGTCATCATCGTGCGGAATAAATAAACATGCTAAATCAGGGTCACCAACTTTTGTTGAAACATACGCCAACACACTTGATGCAACTGGAACTAGCAAACTGATAAGCATTGGGTCTAAACCTTGTTGGTTTAATCCGTAAATCATTAAACCGATTAGACCGCCTTTTGTGGTTTGGTCACCGATTTGGCGTTTTGCTTTACTGATTTTTTTGCTTGTCATACTTAGCCAAGTAGTGCGTTTGCTTCATCTGCGGTTAATCCAAGTTTGTCGAGTACCGCTTGGCGTGCTGCCTGTTTGGCGGCGATTGCTTCGGCGTTTGTTTTTGCTTGGTCGCTAATAGTTTTTAGGTTCGCTATTTCGTCATCGGTCATATCGCGACTAATGCCGTTGTCGTTTATTTTTAGTGCCATAATTTATACCGTCTTTGCATATCCGTAAACAGCATAATTGCCTGTTGTCGTGCCTGCCGTAGTTGAAATGATAAAACCGTCAAATTGTGTAGAACTGTTTTGGATACTTGTGTAACCTTGGAAAATTGGTGTTGTGTAACTGCCGTCTAGTCGCAAATTGTGCGAAATTGCGCCAGTTTGTTTTGCAAGTTGTGGCGCAAAAATATTTAGTTGGCAATAACTTAAAACGCTTGAACCACCGGACTGAGTGAATGCCGCACTTGTTTGACTTGCTTGATAACTAAACGAATTTACGCTGCCTGCGCCAGTTGCTTGAAATCCGTTCCAATTGTAATTAGTTGCTGTCGTGCTTCCGCTAGCACGATATTGAATAACTAATTGAACATCGTTTGTGTTGGCGAACTCAAGTAAAAGTAAATAATTTGTGTAATCGCTAGTAAACACGTTGTCAGCCGTAAAACTTGACACAGCACTAAACGCCGTTTCTGCTTTAACACACACAAGACCGCTAGACACGGTTGCTGCCGTAACCGCTGACGGGAAATAGATTGCTACGCCTGCACTAGTAAAATAAAGTGTGCCACTACCGTACTGCGGTATAGCCAACGGGCCAGCACTCGACACGGTCGCTGTGCCTGCTGTAACGGTGCAAACGCCTGCACCAATGTTTTGCAACTAAAGTGTCGCCTGCGCTAAACAAACTTGTGTTTACTGTGATCGTTGTTGCGCCTGCCGCGTTCATAACAACGCGCGTACCTTTATCGGCTGCAACCAACGTGTAACTAACGGTCTTGGTGCTAACGGTTTGGTTATAGTCGTTAGCCTGCAAACTGTCCATTTGCGCGGCTGTTAAAACTTGCCCTGCTGTAAAATCTTGAATTGCCATAAGTGTCCTTTACTTTATCCTAAAACATTGTCTGCATCTATGATGCCGTAAATAGCGTCATCAAGTATCAATTCATAAACAATGACAGTTGGCGATGTAAAGTACATAACCGCATGGCCGCCGCTAACCGTAATCGTATGCTCGATGCCCTCAACGGCTAATTCTTGTGCCAATTGGGTTGTGCCAGTACCGCTAGCAAATGATTTTTCTATAGAAATTGTGTTGCCAATATCTATGATTGCTACGGCATCGCGCTGAACCGTAGTCAATTTGTTTAAATTGGTGCCTAACGATGTGTAACGGGCCTCAGGCTCAGGCTCAAGCAAATAGTTAGCCAACGCCAACGCCGCGGTGTCGTTATGCAATAACGAATCTGTAATGCTTGTGGTTTGTATAAAATATTTTGCTTGACTTGTTAAATCCTCTGCAACTTCTTGTGTGCCACCTTTAATTGCTACGGCTGCTCGATTAACTACCTGGTCAGCCTCAAAAGTAATGCCTACCGAATCGTAAGGGATGTTGGTGCCATCATCGTGAAAATTTGCAACTGGTTGGCTAAGTGTGTTACCTATCCGTGGTTCAAATGTTAGGTCACCTGTGCGGGCCATAAATAGCCGGCCTTGTTCAGCCAAATTTATTTGATTGCAATAATCTAAAACATTGGTGCCTTCCTCAACGGTAAACGCCGATGCGCCTCCTAATGTTTGTGTGCCGGTGCTTATGTTGCGTTGCGCAATCGGAAAATCTACTTCAGGTAAATCTAAAACGGCTGATAAACGCACATTTGACAATTGTTCAGAAACATTGAATTCTGCCAAAAATGTTTGTGCCAACAAATAAAAATCATCAGCACAATAGACCGTCACGGTATCTAAACCGCCTAATGCAAAATTGTAGTCATAATTGACTATGTAGCCTTTAAATAAATATTCTTTAACATTTGTGTTTGAGTATCGCGCTAGTTGCACTTTGCGCATTGGTGCTAAACCTGGTTGCGCTTCGGTTGGGTCAAAGTACGGGCTCAAAGAATCAAACGGGTTAAATATGCCTGTGGTATCGAGCATGTTAAATGACATGGTGCCTGCACTAAATTGGTCACCCACATCACGCCTGCCGCGTTTCACATTGATTGAATTAATGCCTGTAGTTACATCAGCAAAATTGGTTGTTCCATCCAAAACATATGTTGTATTATCCAACACGCCTTGCACCGCGTCATCGAGCGTAAACGCATCCTGAATAAACCCGGTGTCAATTTCTAGGCTGTAGTTACCTGCACCAACAATTGCTGTGCCTGCCATTATGCAACCTGTATTTGTGCCGGTCCCGTTGACCTGTTGTAAGCCCTAATTGCGTTAACAACTGCCTGGCCTATTTCCGCGCTAGTAGCCAAACCGCCTGTCACATTGACAGTCACTCCACCAAACCCGCTTGCCCTGTTTAACGGCACTACTGCCTCAGGGCCGCGCTCACCAATCATTGCCAATGTTGGACCCGTGACAATGCCACCTTCAGCCAACATAGGAATGTTAGGCACATTTAAACTTTTGCCACCAAAACCAGGCACCCAATCAGGAAATTTAAACGCCAATTTGCCAATTGTGTTATTCCACAATTTTGCAATTCCATTAAAAATGCCTTTGTAAATGTTTAATACGCCATTGAAATAGTTGGTTAAAAAATCCAAACTAACTTGCACACCCGTTTTAATTGCATTAAATACCGTGTCAATTACGGTTCGCACAACTTCAAAACGCTTATACAAAATCACCAATGCGGCAACAAATGCCGCAATAGCAATAATCACGATGCCAATTGGGTTGGCTGACATAACAAAATTAAACGCAACCTGCGCTGCCGTAGCAACCTGAGTTGCAATAGTCCATGCTTTAATGGCAATGTTTGCCACCACGATTGCAGCCGCAAACCCGCCAATTACACCGGCAATAATTAAAAATAATGTGGTGTTTTCGCCTGCCCATTTTGCTACGGGTTGCAACAAATTTAATAAGCCCTCGAGCGCCGGCAATAATGCGGCACCTATTGATTCTTTAGTTTCATCCATTGCAATTTTCATTGACTTCATCCGGCCTTCATAAGATTTGGCTGCAACATCGGCTGCCCCGCCAAACGACACCGACAAGGCGTTAGTTATGTCATCAAGTGTTGACTCTGAATCAATCACACCTTTAAGCGATGGGTCCAATTTAGTTAATGCCGCGGTTTGCCCGTTGGCTGCTTTACCTAACGCCAATGTAACTGTTTCTAAATCTTTACCTGTTGCAGCCGCAATGTCTAACGCCGTGTTCATCAAACTTTGTGCAATTTCAACTGAACCCGTAGACCTAACCAGGTTGGACATCGCGGGCCTCAACTCATCATCAGCCACGGCTTTAGCCATTGACAGACTGGAAATAAAATCTTCATTGGATTTAATAACATCATCTGTTGCCATTGCGCTAGTGCGCAACTGTTGAGCCAATAGGTCTTGTGCTTTTTGGTCCTCAACCGCTGCCGCTGTTGCAACACCTAAACCCGCTGCTAAACCACCCAACACCGCTACTGCTGGCACCATTGCCTTTTTTAACGCAAACCCGGCTTTAGCGCCCGCGCCTTCAAGTTGTTTAAATTCTTTAACGGCTTTGTCAATGCCTTTGCCGTCAAACTCGCTGATAATTGGAATTGATAATGCCATGACTACATTTCCTTTTGCACCGTTGCAATGGTGCCTTTAATCATTTTAAGCATTTCGTTTTCGATGCCTTTGCGCGCTTTGTAAACCGCTGGCCCTATTAATCGAGTGCGGCCAGGGCTCACCGGATAGCCGGCTATGCGCAAACTGTAGTCTAAACGGTTAGGTGTTCTACGGCCTGCAACTTCAAAGATTGCTGCGCCCTGGTCTTTTTGTTCAATCAGAATTACGCCAACTGCATTGCGCCTAGTATCGAATCGCATTTTGACACCGTTTTTTGCTTTGTCAACACTAAAACCTTTTATGCGGCGGTTATCTTTTTTTTGTGTCCAATCTTTACTAAAGTTGCT